GTTCCTAAAGAAATTTGAATCTACCGTACGCTGTTGTACACAAAACGGTGTGCGTGGAGTAAGTGCTACAGTTCATTTCCCGTTGTGGCATCAGGAAATAGAAGATATTCTTGTGCTGAAAAACAACAAAGGCACAGAAGATAGTCGTGTTCGTAAGCTCGACTACTCAATTCAACTTAACCTTACAATGTATGAACGTCTTTTAAGTGGGGAGGACATTACGCTATTCTCCCCACACGATGTACCTGGTTTGTACGAAGCATACTTCGGCGATCCAGATGAGTTCGAAGCCCTATATACTAAGTATGAAAACAGTCGATCAATTCCAAAGAAGAAAATTCCTGCAATGGAACTGTTTTCTGAACTGATTAAAGAACGTGCCGAAACCGGCCGTATTTACATTATGAATGTAGACCACGCTAATACTCACAGCTCTTTTCTTGACCCAGTGTTTATGAGTAACCTGTGTCAAGAAATTACACTACCAACTACTCCACTAGAACATATTGACGATGCTGATGGCGAAATTGCACTATGTATTTTAAGCGCAATTAACGTTGGAGTCATTACTGATTTAAGTGATCTAGAACCTCTCTGTGATTTAGCTGTACGGGCACTTGAACAAATTATTGACTATCAAAAATATCCAGTAAAGGCTGCTGAAACCTCCACTAAGGCTCGCCGGTCGCTAGGTATTGGTTATGTAGGACTTGCACACTTCCTTGCAAAAAATAAAGTATCATACGAGGATAATGAAGCAGCGCAACTAGTGCACAGACTTACTGAAAGTTTCCAGTACTATTTGTTGAAAGCTTCAAACCAACTAGCACAAGAACGTGGCGAGTGCGAATACTTTGACCTCACAAAGTATAGCAAAGGCATTTTACCAATCGACACCTATAAAAAAGATGTTGATGAAGCAATTGGTAACGTAGAGCTAGAACTTGATTGGGAAACACTACGAGAAGATATTACAACTTGGGGATTACGACATAGCACACTTTCGGCACAGATGCCAAGTGAAAGTTCTAGTGTTGTTTGTAATGCTACAAATGGCATTGAACCTCCTAGAGGATATTTAAGTATCAAGAAAAGTAAAAAGGGTCCACTCAAACAGATTGTGCCTCAATATCAATCACTTAAACAGCACTACACATTGCTTTGGGACATGCAAGGCAATGCTGGATATATTAAAATTGTAGCAGCTATGCAAAAGTTTTTTGATCAAGCAATATCTGCAAATTGGAGTTATAATCCAGTACAATACCCGGACAACGAAGTACCAATGAGTGTAATGATGCAAGACTTACTAACTACCTACAAGCTTGGTTGGAAGACAAGCTACTATCAAAACACTTACGATTACAAAGTTGACCCTTCTGAGATAATCGAAGAAGAGCCTAAATTAGAAGAAACAATTATTATTTCTTCAAATCAACCCGAGGAAGATGAAATGTGTGAGGCATGCGCAATATGAGCAAGACCGTATTTAATCAAGAGAAAGTAGACTTTACTAAACAGAATATGTTTTTTGGTGCTGAGCAAAACACTCAGCGTTACGATGTGTTTAAGTTTCCTGTGTTTGATAAATTAAATCAAACTATGCTAGGATATTTTTGGAGACCGGAAGAAGTTAGCTTACAAAAAGATCGAGCAGACTACGCAAACTTTAGACCAGAACAAAAACATATTTTTACAGCTAACTTAAAGTATCAGACTCTACTTGATTCAGTACAAGGTCGCGGACCATGTCTCAGCTTCTTGCCTCATGTTAGTATTCCTGAGTTAGAAGGCTGTATTGTAACTTGGGACTTCTTTGAAACCATTCATTCACGTAGCTATACACACATCATGAAAAACATTTATGCTGATCCAAGTGAAGTGCTTGACACTATTCTTGAAGACGATCGTATTATTGAACGTGCTGTGAGTGTAACTAAAAACTATGATGCGTTTAACGAAGCAAGCGACAATTGGTTCCACCATAAAAAAGGATCCATGCGTGAAGTAAAGAAAAAACTTTACTTGGCAATGATGAATGTAAACATTCTCGAGGGCTTACGCTTCTATGTTTCATTTGCATGTACCTTTGGTTTCGGTGAACTTAAAATGATGGAAGGCAGTGCTAAGATTATTTCGCTTATTGCCCGTGATGAAGCGCAGCATCTAGCATTAACCACGCATATTTTAAAACTATGGGCACAAGGCAAAGACGATCCTGAGATGGTGGACATTGCTAAAGAATGCGAAGAAGAAGTGTATGACATGTGGCGTGAATGTGTAGCAGAAGAAAAAGCATGGGCCACCTATTTGTTTAAGGACGGTTCTATGATCGGACTAAATGAAACACTTCTACATCAGTATGTAGAATATATTGCTAACCGACGCCTAAAAGCAATTGGCTACAATGCTGTTTTTGATGCACCGATCAATACTAATCCACTTCCATGGACACAACACTGGCTAAGTTCTAACACACTGCAAGTAGCTCCACAAGAAACCGAAGTTGAGTCATATATTGTAGGTGGTATTAAACAAGACGTAAATAATGACATGTTAAAAGGATTTAAATTATAATGCTTATTGAAGCACCATTCAAAACAGGAGACACAGTGTCTCTAAAATTAACTAGTGGCGAAGAAGTTGTAGGTAGATTTGATACTTCTGCCGACGGTAAAATCACATTAATAAAACCATTAATGATGGTAGTACAACAAAACGGAATCGGTCTTGGGCCATTCATGTTTAGTGTAAGCCCAGAAACTAAGTTTCAGTTTAGAGAAACAGCAGTAAGTTGCATGGCTAAAACAGAAACAGAAATAGCAAAACAATACACACAATCAACAACTGGTATTGCATTACCATAAGAAAGGACAGGTTATGGATGTTGTAATATGGAGTAAAGCTAACTGCGGATATTGCGAATCTGCAAAGACAATGTTTAAGTCAAGGAATATTGCCTACACTGAAAATAAAATAGGCGATACGCACACTCGAGAACAACTACTAGAAGCAGTTCCTGATGCAAAAACAGTACCGCAAATTTTTATTGATGGTAATTTAATTGGAGGTTATCATCAATTGGATAACTACTTTAACCCAAAGGAGAATACAGAATGAATTTACATGAACAAATCGTTCACGAATTTAATAACTATTTAAAAGAGGCAGAACTGTTTGACGAAAAAGATGTCAAAGCTGCTGCTGTCCGTGCTCGCAAAGCACTAGGTGAAATTGGTAAATTGACCAAAGATCGCAGAAAAGAGATACAAGATCGTAAAAATGACCTATAATTGCACGTTATAGGCGATAAATAATATGTGCAAACTAAATAAAAACAGTTTTTTAAATGGAGGGAAAACCAAATGAAAACTATTATTGCAACCGTAGCATCTGCTGCGGCTATTACTGTTGCTGGCGTAGCTAGCGCACAAGAACTAGGCAACGGTGGCGGAATGAGCCCATACGTTGGTATTGAACACACAACTACACCAGACGCTGGTTGGTGGGACGGCGAAAGTGAAACTGAAATTACAGTTGGCGCTACTGCTGACCTTCCATGGGATCTAGCTGTTGACGGTTCTGTTGGATTTATTAACGCTACTGATGCAACTGCAACTCCAGCTGACACATCTTCATGGGACATGGGTGGATTTGCTCTAGGTGGAGCGGAAATCACTGTATCTTACGAAATGGCAAATGGACTAGAAATATACAGCACCACAGCTTTTGATGCTGCATTTGATCGTACAAGCACATCAGTTGGTGCTACATGGTCATTCTAATATAAATTTCAATTGACTTTTCAAAGCTGCTCCTTTATACTTTAAACAGTTGAAGGAGCAGTTTTTTTATGACTATGTCATTGGCCAAAGGCCTTACTACAACAAACACTAAAAAACGTAAGACTCGTGGTCTTACCAAACATGATCGTGAAGCAGCAGTCGCACACGACAAATGGCTGCGTAAGATGGGTACACACCCCGATCAGCTCAAGGCTCGCAAGAAGAAGCCTGTTAACACACTTCCATTCGAACGTGATCGCAGTCACGAACGTCAAGGCAACACAGCACCTAGCGCAGGTGTAGGCGCAGGCG